ATCGTATTGAAGTTTCTTATCAAGATTAGGATATTGATTCATCTCATTTGCATACATCACAGTATCCAAATGTTGCGACATACACTTGTTGATTACAAAAGGAGGATAATTTTTCTCCCAGGCAGGATCATCATCTTCCATCAGATTCTTCTTAGAAAGATTGATGGTGTTTAGATAATCCTTAAGGGGATACCGTTCATCATACGACATAATTTAGGAGCAGGAGTTCTTTACGGGACTGTTGTTCTTGCATGTATTCACCGACCGATCGCATGGTGTAAGTATGATCATACTCATAAGGTTTCCAGTCAATAAACCTAGACTTAATGAGATTAGAAGAGTTGTAAGAGACCATCTGGTCACATTCAAATTTATCACAATCAAAGAAAAATTTATCGTGGTCGAATCCTCTATGCATTCCACCTTTCTTACCATAAAGATTTGACTTAATCTCGTAGGGAGGATCTAGGTATACGAAGATATCTTTCTCATCAGTTAGTAGTTGCTCATACGACAAGTTAGTAATTTGCCATTTACTGATGAGTTGGGAATAGTATGGGAGTTTTTCGATTCCTCGCACACTAAAGTTCGAGTCGGACGCCTGCTTGCTAAAGGACGAGGATTCAGTGAGACCAGAAAAAGAGCACTTGTTAACAATATAGAAACTGACAGCACGGTCCTTAAGAGTAGTGACTCTCGGATCTCGATCCAAGTATTCTTTAGCTTCGAGGAAAAGGTATTTTGCGGAAGTGGGGTCAGGGTGCCTTTGTTTAAGTTGGAGCAGTTCGTTCTTAACTTCATTGCCATTCAACTGGAGTTGCTTCCAGAACGTATAGAGCGGTTCATAAAGATCATTCACCCAAATATCTAGGTGAGGATACATCTGAGAAATATACAATGCTACAGAACCACCACCTACGAATGGTTCCCGAAACTCTTTATAATCAGAAAAAAGTGGAAAGAACTCTGCCATCTTCTTAACAGCACGAGACTTGCCACCAGGATAACGAAGAGGAGTTTTCAAAGAGGTCATACAATCAATTGTTTATTAGGAGTGATGATGTTGCTACCGAAGATTTCATTATACTGCTTTACAACAGGTTCTGCCACCTCTACAGAGTAAATGACATGTTTCATATCCAAACCAATCTCAGGTTGTTCTGGATCAATTACAGTTGCCCATGGAGCGAAACCTACTTGTCCTTGCTGAGGAATAACAACCAGAGCATTCTGAATGGTCATGATGCCATTCTTCCAGTCAAGAACTTCTGCGATGATTTCTTCGCCAGTGATGAGTCGAATCAGTTTTACATCTTTCATTTAAAATTACACTCCAGCATTAGTTGAGTAAGACAAGCGAGCAGATTAATTTCCTGGTCCACAACAAAAGCAGACTTATATTGATACTCAGCAATAATCAGAACGGCAGCAGCAACACTAGGACCGTCCATCACAGTAGACAGATTATCATAGAGTTTACGCATGATTGATGTGGGATCAGAATCAAGGTTCTGTGTCACCCACTTCTTTACATCATTGAACTTCTTGTCTCTAAGTGCTTCCACAAGGGTGTCCACATTAGCATCACCTAACGTCGCCAGAATGCCAGTGTCGATAGACCCTGTGCTTGCATATCGCTGCAACTCATTGAGGGTTCTTCGGAAGTCGGGGAAGTATTTCTGAACGACTTCTGCAACAACTCTAGGTTGGAAGGCGACCTCTTCGCGTTGGAGGATATCTCGGCAACGATCGAAGAAAGACGCTGCCAACTCTTGTTTAGTTTGCCCACGAACATTAAACTCAACTACTGTTGTTCTGCTATGTAGCGGTTCAATAATCTTGTTTTTGAAATTACAAGTGAAGATGAACCGACAGTTTTTTTGGAACTCTTCGATACTTGCACGAAGAAGTAGTTGGACATCTGGTGTCGTGTTGTCCGCCTCATCAATGATAAGAACTTTGTGACGACTAGAAGAAG